AGCAATACATACTGTGGATCAGAATCACTGGAGGGAGACAACCCAATAATAGTATCCATCTTTTCTGAGAACGATGTTGGATTAATCATTCCTGCTTCAGGAAGATCGACATCTGCATACATCTCTGCTTTTATTTCTCGATAAAGATCAACAGGACTTTTATAAATAACATGTGTATAACGATCAGCATTCCTTAGATTAGATGCATTATAAGAAACATAGAACTGATCAATAGGAATAAACTCTGATACGGGACGTTTAAAAGAAGCATCATAATATAGTTTCTTAAACGAAGAACCTATCAGGGGTAGATGAAAAAGCATTCTTTCAAATTCATCAAAGTATTCTGGCATCTGTTCAGTAAGCTGATAGTTCATAAAGTTCTGAACACGCATGGCTTGGTTTTCTTTTTCAAGCGTGTGCTTACCTAGTATTTGTGCTTTGACAGGACCATTGGGAGGAAACAACTCCTGTGATGCTTTTGATTGAAACTTAACTGCTGATTCAATAAGCAGGGGATGCACGGCTGTACATGCACCTTCAAAAGGTTCAGATGCTTCTTCTATTTTTAGTCCTAGAAGATCAAAGCCTCTTTCAAACATAGACTCCCATTCATGACGAGACTCCTTATCTGCTTCATAATTATCATAGAGAGTACGTGCAATGTCCTGAAGCTCATCCTCTTCAAGATCATTTCGCATATTACGATACCATTCACCAACAGAATCCTCTGCACCCATTTCAATAGTTGTTTCTTCAGTAAAGTCTACAAGAACTCCACCATCATCATCAAGCTCAAAGGTAGCTTTAGACTCATCTACCATAGGCATGGGAACAACATTATCCTCCATAGGATTAATTTGTTCAAAGGGATTTTGTTCAACTGCCATTTTTATAGGTATCCTTAAATTTTAAATGCATATATTTCATTACATCTTTTTGATATTTTTTCCATCGTCCTTTACACATTTCTGGTATAGAACAGATACAATTTTTTTTCTCACATCTATAGTCTTGATAGTGAGGTCGTTCAACAGACTTATTAATTCCAATTTCAAAAGGCCACATTGTTAAGCTCAACATTTATTTAGACATTAATCTAAAAAATTTTTTTAATATACTATCAGAATCTCTTTCTTTTTCTTTATATCCTTTTGGAGTATATTCTAGTTCAGGCATATGTTCTTCTATGTATCTAGAAATATTAGGGTCTTTTGCTAATTCTTCTTCATATATTTCTCTTAATATATTATTTTCATAACGTGGCGAATAAGCTACTTTTTCTTTTTCTTTTATATATCTATGTTGTTGTCTTCCACTAACATTTTTTAATGCAGGAACTTTTTTAAATCCTCTATGCATTAATTCATGTATTATCGTATTTATTTGAGCATCAAGTTTAGATGTTGTTCCTTCTGGAACTTTTTTCATTTTATCTAATTTTATAGCAAAAGCCCTGGTTGTTAGAGGATTTACATTTAAATAAGTTTTATCTTCTATAAATGTTCGTTCTACATCTTGTGGATATCTGTATTCAATATCTCCATCTTTACTTCTTATTGCTACCATACCTTTTTCTTTAACATTTGAGCCGTAGTCAAATTTTCTTGGTTTACCCCTAGATTCTATTTGATAAAATCCTCCTACATTTGTTGGTTCATCATATGCTTCAACTGGTAGAGGAGTACGCTCTTCTGGTAACAACCCATATAAACCTAATTTAGCTAAAGGATTATTTTTCATCATGGGAGATTTTAATAAATCTGCAATAAATTCATTATCCCCTATGTTGGTATCAACAGGTTTAGCTTTTGGTTTAGGTTTTGGTCTTGGTGCTAATTTTTTCTTTTTGTTTGCCATAGGTTATACTCATTAAATTTTTACCATACTTTATTATACCATTAAACTCTCCAATATGCAACCCTCTTATTAACAATTTCATCTTCCCAGTCTGGATCGTCAGGATGTGTCACATGCCAGGATTCCTTGAGATAATGAATTGCCATGACCAAGGCATCTACCTGATCATCATGAGCAGCATGTGGAAATCTGGTGAGTTCCTCTATTAATTCATCTGCCCACTTTTTATTCTTGGGTATCCATACCCTACCTGCTTCCATAATAGGAGATGCTGCATATGCTCTAGCCACTTTGTCTCTATCTGGTGTATAGTCTTTTACAGGAAGACCACTACGCCTCATATCCTGTATAAGAGACTGACCACTTGCTTTCTTCTCAATAATACATACATCTGGCCTGTGTTTATTGTACAGCATCTGTGCTGTTCTACGTAGTTCAGGATATTCAAATCTTCCTCTGACATTACCAAGAAGAATCAAGTTAGGAGCAAAGTCTTCTATTCCCATCTCATCCTGTTCATATAGAGAGAATATACCCCATGTCTGTATAACACTAAAGTCAGCAGTTGTTCTGGTAGAGAATGCTGTATCATATGTTTGTATTATAAAATCACAGACAGGAGGCTCATCATATTCCCATTCCTGTATCCATTTCTTTTTTATAAGCCCACCTTCCTCTGGTGTTGGGTCTTGCATATATAAAGAGTTCCAGTATCGAGAACCATTAGATGCTTTGATCTCTGCTTCATCTATTCTTAATAAATCATCTGGTTTCCATTCTGGAAAATATGAGCCACCCATTGGTAACTCTAAAAGATTAGCAGCTTCTTCATCTAACCATGCAGGAATCTTAACAACTTCCCAAGGTAATGTATCATACTCTGACATTTCTTCTTCTTGTTTTAAAAGCCAACCACACAAGTCATCATAATGATAGCGTGTATTAATAATTAGTATGGCACCGTTAGGCATAATACGTGTACGTAAACCAGCAGGATACCATTCTTTAACATATCTCCTACCTGCTTCTGAATATGAGTCCTCTTCTGACATAACATCGTCTAGAATTGCTATGTGCGCTCCACGACCTGCAATTTGTGAGCGAACACCAGCAGCATAATAGGTTCCATTCTGGTTTGTTTTCCATTTACCTGCTGCTCTAACGTCACTTCGTAGGGTAACACCCTTAAAAATATCTTGAAATTCCTGTGTGGTAACAATATCCCTGACTGATCGTCCAAAATCACTGGCTAATTGGTCGGAGTGTGAAACTGTCATTATTTCATGTTCAGGATTCCTACCAATATACCAGGCAGGAAACAATTTAGAACATAATACAGACTTAGATGAGCGAGGTGGTAGGAAAACCATTAGTCTTTTTATGTGACCATTCTCTAAATCATCTAATTTATTTGATATTACTTCTATATGTTTACCCATTCTCCAGTCAGAAACAAGAGAAGGAGCCATTAATCTAACAAAAGTAAGGAAATCATCCTGTGCTTCTAGGTATGTCCTTGCTTTTAACAAACTAGATAAGTTAATATAGTTATCTATAGTATTATCTGTAGTTGATTCTAGTTCCATTGGTATCCTATAGGGTAAAAATAAAAAAATAAAGAAAGTACTATTAGTGTTAATTGTACTTTGGAGGAACATTTTTGATTATTTTCTTTCTCTATAGACTATTATACAGAGTTTGAGTGCTGATGTCAACCCCTGTATTTTAAATAATTTTACTCTAGCCTCTTTCATATATATATGTAAGCAGCAAGCTGATTTTTTTGCGGCGGGTATGCAATACCATAACATGCGAACGATTCGCAAAAATAACAGATACCTTCCTAATTTAACTCGATTTTTACTTGTCAAGCTTTTATTTTCAAGTATTCGCGGCGATTGTCGAAGTATTCACCAAGTAAATCGTCACTTGTCTTTACTTATCTTTACTTTCCCTTTGTTTTCTGCCGTTTTTCTTATTATTTCCAGGCTCAAATGATGATTTTTTTCTGTAATAATATCAATAAGTTACACCCTATTTTTAGAACCATTCTAAAATACCGCATAAGCTATTGTTTTCATTATGTTTTTTATTTTCTAGACCAGCTCAGACAATCGTCATTTGTGTTAAAACAGCCTAAAAACAGCCTAATTCTTAGCTCTGCCACCTGGTCAAAATCGAGACATTATCTAATGATATCAATGACTTAGACCTGCGACATTACGTCGCACTTGTGTTCTTACTCTTTACTGGGCTATAAGCCGCCTCCAGTTACCGTTTTTTGACATTGTGAATATTTGATTACCGCGAGGCCTTGGGGGCCAAGCGCCGCCCCCCTATGGTCTTCTCATGGCGAAAGTTTTTCGCAATGGGAAAAACTCATGGCGCATTTCAAAACTTAGGAATTGTACAATGTACACAAACAATCTCGAAAATCGCGTTTATACCTTGTCTGCTATTGCCGAGCATATCTCGCACATGGAAGCGCATGCTTCAGATGTGAAAGAAGGATTGGCTCTTACAGCGACCGCTGGAATTCTCGCAGATACTTACCTGCGACTGGAGGACAGCATGTCAGGCATAACAGATTGGACAGCGGAGGCGTTTCTTTCGGCCTATCGGAAAAACAATTCTTCCGAGTGGAAGCAACAGAAGGCCGCCCTTGAACAAGCCAAGGTATCATCGTCGACGATCAAAAGGGTTCGTACAGTATTAAAGGCCGCTAAGTTCTGGAAGTTTCTGGGAACGGTCGAAATACTCAAAACACCCGAAAACAGAACGCCTCTTAATATTTTGGAAATGTTTGCCGCTCACGAATTGACGGCCAGCAAGTTACAAGCGTTCGCACCTAAGCCGAAAGGCGACGGACCAGCTAAACGCTATGCGGACCTTGTAGAAGGTATCTCCAAAATTGAGACGGCGGGAGAGAAGGAAATTGCATTGCTACGTAAGCAACAGGACGCAATGCAAAAGGCCATTGACGCGCTAGAAAAGCGTTCGACAGTCAAACAAGCGGCATAATTGAAAGCCCCTAGCATTCGCAAGAGTGCTGGGGGCTTTTGCTGTTCGCGATAATCAAATATTCACAATGTCACGATAGTTTTTCGCAATGGGAAAAAGTAGATGACCTATACATATCACAAGGTAGCGTATGACCTAAGCAAGTCGCATGGGTCTATCGTTGCCGACAGGAAGCGTGAGCCAATCAAAGTTTGCGCTTCACTTAATGATGAGAAGCAACAAGCCGTTGCTATTCTTTCAGGCAATCCTACGAAGGGAGGGAAGTGCCTGGAATTGGGCAATGGCGCGTCTGATATTGATGACATAGGCGAGCTATATGCAGGTACTGCGAACACCAGGAACCCGCGCCCATGTACAGGAAAATCGAGGGGAATTGCCTACAATAGGAAGGTAGCAAGCAGCGCCCGTAGAATAATAATGGATAAAGAAATGACCGCTGAGAAGTGGGCAACAATGACAGACAAGCAGAAGGCTAGGTTCTGTCGCAAGCAAGTGAGCAACATCAAAAGGAAGAAGTAAATGAGGTATAGAACAACGGAGACAAACGGTTATCGAATTAGTCGCCTGGTCATCCATTGGACAGGCGCAATCACCACATTATCAATTCTGGGATATATTTTCCTAGAATTGGTTTAACATAAAAGGAGAGGATGACTTTTTCTCATTGGGAAAAACTTGTCCTCTTTTTTCATGTGCAACTAGCGAGAGTATGGAAGGAAAAGTAGATTGTGGTTAAACGAGAGTTGACGCATGAAGAATTTCATGTACTATGTGATATGGAAATGATGGAGGTTGAAGTGAGTAAAAAGGATGTGGCATACTTGCCACAATGTAATACGAGAGGATGCACCACACATGCCCCTATTAAGGAAAGGGGTAGGGTGTGGTGTTGCGAATGCTACCTGAAGGAGAAGAAGAATGTTCGTAACGGACGCTAGTATTAGGCGTTACATACGCCAACAACTAGAAACAATGCCCGACGCTCCACCAAAATGTGTGGAGAGATATGAATGCTACGTATGGTGCGTAGCACAATCAGAATATCCGAAAAGTTTTAAGGAGTGGATTAATGACTGACTTTGAGATCGCCATTAATGATGCCATTGTAGCATGGTATCATAGCTCTCAATACGAGGGAGACTATTTCAATAATTATAGGTGGAATGACCTTTATGATGAGCAGAAGCAAATAGCTGCTCAATTATTCTGGGAGGAGAAGTTATCATGAGTTTAGATTGGAGAGTCTTGAGTTGGCTTGAGAATCGAGTGGATGAACTACTTGAGGAGGGAATGACAGAACTGGAAGCTATTAACCTAGCTCTTGAAGAGAGTGACCAATGGAGCTAGAAACGGTTGCTATAGCCTTATGGGCTATGATATTATTGATAACAATCACACACATGAGGAGATAAGTAATGAAGATTTACAAACAAGAGCAGACCATCCGTGCATATGACAAGGCCATTCTAACGTGGGCCTTGACGGACGATGGCCCCGCTCATACGAGCAAGGTCAAGAATAAAGTTGTCATTCACTGGCAACCAAAGCGATGGGTAATTACAAAGGTAGAAAAAAGACATGGCTAAAATTGAGAGAAGTCCCGCTGAAGAAAGTCACTTCATTTATGTGAGTGATACCCACATGGATGGGAAATGGATACCCATCCATTCGAGAAAAGACTTGTTGCTTTTAATTAAGTTAGCAAGCGAGTCATTACAAATGTTGGAGGAAGAAAGACATGACATGCAGGATGAACAGGATTATCTTTGTGCCACCTGAAAGAGAAGAGAAGAAACTTTCTTATCTTGAGTGGCGTGAAGAAATGGAGAGGCGTTACGATGTAATGCCTCGCCGTTATTGGAGAAACCCTAAAGAAATGTATCAGGAGTATCTAGAAGATGTTTAACCATGAAGCTATTAACTTTAGTGTAAGAAAAGTTCCTTTAAACACAGCAAGTGTTAGAGTTTCGGCTGATATTGGAGTAGGATTAGAGCGTGAAGATACAGGAGAAATTATTGCTATCGTGAGCGAACACTACCATCCTACACAGTACCTAGAGATTACAGATGCAGTCGAGGAAGCTCTTAATCAATCAGGATTAGACCTGACAGATGCAGAGTTTCAAACAATCCCGCATGATGGTGGAGCTAGGCTAGAACTTATTGCCAAGTTTCCTGCTCATCCTATGGAGATATCTGAAGGAGATGTAGTAATTCCTGAGTTTAAATTTAGGACTTCCCACAATAGCACATGGTCTAACAATGGATATGTTGGAGCGTTTAGATCATTCTGTTATAATAGTTTAGTGTCAGGTAATGTGTTAGGATACGTGTACGGTAAGCACACTAGG